AGAAGGTCTGCATCGCCAGCTTCGAAATGAAGCCCATGAAGACGCTGGAACGCATGGGCCGGCAGTGGTCTGGTGAGAACCCAGACCATCCCGCCTTCCGTGGTCACGAAGAAGCCCAGGCCCGGATGATCGACCTCTACCAGCAATTCCGAGACTGGACGAACGGCCGGCTGTGGCTGTACGACCAGCAGGGCACCGTATCCGCCGCCCAGGTCTGCGCCGTGGTCCGCTACTGCGCCAAGGAGCGCGGTATCACCCATTTCTTCGTGGACAGCCTCATGAAGTGCGTTGCCGAAGAGGACGACTACAACGGCCAGAAGCGGATCGTGGACGAACTCACCGCCATCGCGCGGGACCACAACATCCACATCCACCTCGTGCACCACATAAAGAAGCCGGCGACCGAGGATCACAAGCCCACGAAGTACGACTACAAGGGCTCCGGCTCCGTCACCGACCAGGTCGACAACGTCATCAGCGTGTGGCGCAACAAGGTCAAGGAGAAGGCCCGCGAGGACGGCAAGCAGGTCAGCGACGGCGAGCCCGACGCGCTCTTGATCTGCGACAAGCAGCGCCACGGCGAGTGGGAAGGAAAGATCGGCTTGTGGTTCCACAAGGACTCGATGCAGTACCTCGGCATGGCAGGCGAAGACCCGCTGGCGCTCTATCTGCACCCGGAGGACTGAAGCCATGACCTACGAAATCTGGCCCGGCGTTGGCCTTTCCGATGCGCCTGTTGAGTGGGTAAAGGTTCTTGGCGCGCCCGCAGAGACGAAGGCGAAGTGCACCGCGAACGTGGATCGCCGGCGCAACGAGGGCAACGACTTCAGCACCTTTCGCGGCATCAGCAAGAAGGCCGATGCCCTGAGCCTTCGTGGCGCGCCGCGCCGGATGCGTCAGACCTCGAACACCGGGCGTCGTGGCCCCGCCGCTGGAACGGGACTGCAAGACGACAGCTGGGGCGGGAAGATCCGCTCAGCACTCGCGAGCGGCCCCATGACCCGTGCCGAAATCACCGCGGCAACCGGCATCCCGGCCAACCGCATTGCCTCCTACCTGAAGAACGACATCAAGCAGGGCCGCATCGTGCGAATCGTCAGGGAAGGGGCTTTTCAGCAACTTGCATTGGCCGGAGGTGAAAGATGACGTCGATCCAAACCGTTCTCGAGTCTTTCCGCGACGGCCAGCCGCACACACAGCTCGACATTGAAGAATCCACCGGCATCAAGGCCGGCGTGGTCTGGACATACATCGACCGCCTGAAGGCCAAGGGCGAAATCGAGCGCGTTACCTGCGGCTGCCGGTGCGTGAAGCACAAGATCACGTTCCTCGGCATCGCCAAGCTCGAAGCGGAGCATGCCGCGCTTCACCAGGAGGCTGACAAGACCGTGGCAGGCGCTCGCTCGGTGCCGAACAGCGTCTTTGCACTGGGAGGAATGGCATGAACTGCAAACCTGGAGATTTGGCCGTGGTGGTCAAAGCATGTGGCCCGAACATCGGGAAGATCGTGCGGTGTATCGCCTTTTTGCCCGCGCACAAGGTGCTGACCAGTCGCGGCAAGGAAATCCTCGCGTGCTGGAGTATCGATCCTCCGTTGCCATCCCATATGGCGGGCGTGCTCGCTGACGTCGCACCAGACGACTGGCTCCGCCCCATCCGTGACCCCGGCGACGACGCGATAGACGAAAGCCGCGCATGGGTCCCGCCCGTCCCCACGCTGGAGCACGCATGAACCGCCATGAATCTCGACCAACACCTGACGCACCTCCTACACCTGATGGAGGACTACCCGAAGTCCTGGAAGGCGCACTGCTGGGACAGAGCCAACGAACTGGCGAAGCGCCCGGACTTGGCGGAGCTGCCTACGCTGCTCGAGACAGCAATGCGCGAGCGCTCGAAGAAATCTACCCAGGAGCCGCCATGTACCGAACCGCCAGCGTCAACGAATGGCGTCCTGACATCGACCACATCGTCGGCGAGCAAGTGAAGGCGGCGAAAGCAGCTGGTCAGGACAAGGAATCCTGCCCGCATCCGAGCTGGACGGCTGGGTGGTGGGCTTGGCATCGGGCTTGGGGGCAGAAATGAACCAAACCCTGACCATCGAGCTTTTCTCGCGCCAGCAGGCCTGGGCCGCCATCAAAGGCCAGCTCTACCCATTCCTCGCACAAGTCCTGCAAGGCGGCCACCGCTGGGTGCTGACCATCGCCCCTCGCAAGCGCACCAAGGCCCAGAACCGCCGCTACTGGGGCAACGGGGTTCTCGCTCAGGTCGCCGCTCAAGCCGCCATCAACGGCAGGCTGTACAGCACCGAGACATGGCACGAGCAGTTCAAGCGCATGTTCATCGGTGTGGAGCAATTGCCCAACGGCGATGTGATCGGCAAGAGCAGCACGGCGCTGTCTACGGTCGAGTTTTCGGAGTTTTGCACGCAGGTTGAGGCTTACGCCGCGAGCGAACTGGGTGTGACGTTCTACGAATTGGAGGCTGCATGAAGATCATCAGCCGCGGCACGGCGCCCGAGCACAAGCCGATCCGCTTCGAGTGTGTGAAGTGCAAGACCGTCTTCGAGACATGGCAGCTCGAAGCCACATGGATTCCGGATGCGCGCGACGGGGACTACTGGCAGCACCCGTGTCCTGTCTGCGTCCACATCTGCACGCAGGCAGTGAAGTCGTGGGGTGAACAGCCATGAAGAAAGACCGCAAATGGCAATGCGAGTTCTGCGCGGTTGTCTCGGTCGAATCCGCGCTGCTGACCGCCCCCAACCCATTCGATCCTAATGACGAGCTAGTTGGGTGCCCGACCTGCAAATCGGTGGAAGGGTTCATTGAACTGTGCGAGATCGAAGGTTGCCTGAAGGGTGCGACGTGTGGCGGCCCGGGCGATGACGGCGTTTATCGCCGCACATGTGGTGCTCATGCGGAATGGCTGCGCAAGGCGGCTGCATGCTGACCTCCACCAAGCCCAACAAATGCCGCTACTGCAAGGTCCGCATGCCAGAGGACAAGGCCAAGCACGTCCTGCACGACGAATGCCTTCAGCCCTGGCTCTCCAAGCAACTAGCCAAGCAGTCCGCAGCACGGGAGAAGAAGGACCGGGCAGAGTTCAAGGAGCGGAAGGCCAAGCTGAAGCGCATCCCCGACCTCATCAAAGAAGCCCAGACGGCTTTCAACGCATTCATCAGGGAGCGAGATCGTGACCAAACCTGCATTTGCTGCGGCAAGCCTCTCGGAGATGGCGACATTGGCGGCGGCTTTGACTGCGGCCATTACAGAAGCACCGGAAGCGCGCCACACCTTCGATTCGATGAACGCAACGCTCATGGACAAACGAAGCGCTGCAATCGATGGGGAGCCGGAAGAGCTGTGGACTATCGAATCGGCCTCGTCCATCGGCTCGGCGTGGATGTTGTTCATTCTCTAGAGGCTGACAACCGTGTGCACAAGTGGCAGCGGGACGAATTGATCGCGATTCGGGCGGAGTACGTCGCGAAGCTGAAGGAACTTAAAAGGAGCCAGGAATGAATAAGAGCCTAGAAGACTTCCGCCCTGAATGGGAGTTCGTGGCCGAAACGCCCTGCGGCCAAGACGTGACCGCAATGGTCACCTTTAAGGGCACGCTTTATGTCTCCACTGCAAACCACGTCTATTGGCTGGATGAGGACAAAAAGCAGCTCCAGCCGGTCGAATTCGCGCCCCTCCCGACCGTCGACCCTCACCTTCTGGGCGCTGGGAAGTGAAAGCCGCCTCCTTCATCGCCGACATGAACGCCCTACAGGCGGAATTCGACACGCTCCCCGCAGAGGTGGTTCGGCTGATCGAAACCCTGATGGAACTGGTCGAGGTCCAGCAGGGGAACATTGAAACCATGCTGTCCGCGAACAAGACGCTGCTCGGCGTCATCGACAAGCTTAAAACCTGACAACCAGTCGCCAAGATTTATCAACCACAGGAGAAATCATGTACGAAAAGATGCCCCAACATTCCCAAGCCGACATGCAGAGTGCTGTTCAGGCCAAGATCCAAGCCACACGTGCCTACGACCAGCAACGGAGCGGCATGCTCGGCTCAGCTGCTGGCGCGGCGATGCTCGGCTCCATACCTCGGGACAAGCCAATGCTCGATGTCGAATACGACCAACTGGAGCAGGCCGCCCTCGAACTCGACCAGTCGGTGCAATGGCTGATCCAGCGCATCCAACCCATTTGTCAGCCGAGCACCGCAGGCAAAGCCATCGAAGGCAACTCATGCGTAGAGCCGGCCAGCCCAAGCAGTGAAATGCGCACGAAGCTCAAGAACCTGCGCGGTCTCGTCGAGAGCATCTCCAGCCGCATCGCTGAGGTTCGCTACACCATCGAAGTCTGACCGGAAAGGATGGCCGCCATGATCGCCCTTCAAATCGTCCGCACCCCTACTGGTCAGACCTTCACCGACATCGACCGAAGAACAGGAGAGTTCGTCAGAAAGGAGTGGTTCGCTATCTCATGGAGGGAACTGGGGCCGGCCAAGGACATTGCGGAGGCCAAGAGGATTTATGGCGGTAGTCCGGTGCTGGAGGTGGGGAAGTGAAGCCAGAGACGCGGCGCGAGGTGGAAGAGGGGCTGCGCAGCGCTCAAGAGATGCTGCAGTTCCTGTGGAACGGGGTGGCTGACGACGACCGGCCCGCGGAGGACGGGCGCATCGAGATCAAGGCAGATGACGCCACGGCGCCAACGCTGGCCGCACTGTTAACCGACGCCCGTGACCGGGTGAGTAACGCGCTTGAGGCGCTGGAGATGGACCCATGATGAACGATAGCCACCAGATACTCGACGACATCCTCTCGCGCTGGCACTCGTGGGCCAAGAACTACAAGGCCAACCAGCAAACCCCGCGCGATCCGGTGTTCCGTGATGCCAAGAGCGGCAGGGGGTGGGACAGTACCGACGAGATCATCGAGGACGAGATCACGAATTCGATGATGGAAGCGGTTGACTTTCAAGTGGGAGAGATGCGCGACCCACACCGGGCTGCCGTCTACGTCTTGGCGCGCAACCTGAGCACCGGTCGCCACGTGTGGTTGTCGCCACGCCTGCCCGCGGATCCCTTGGAGCGCGCGGCTGTGGTGGCTGAGGCTCGCAACGTCCTGACCCGCAAATTGATGGCCTGCGGGGTGATGTGAAATAGCTGTTGACGGGCACTGATTTATCTGGCACCCTTCGCGTCGGTGGGGATAAGTCCCTCCAGAATCCAGCCGCTCCGCAGCAATGCCGGGCGGCTTTTTCGTTTTCGCCGGCGCAGACCAACACCCATCCGGCTCTTTGCCTCAGGTCTAGCCCGGCACCAAATGCGCACCGGTGCGCCACAAGAGGGACTTGCAATCCCGCACCGAGTGAAAGCCTCGGATTCTTTCTCCTTGGCTGACCACCAGCCTTAGCCCGCCCCTTCGCAAGATCGGGCGGGTTTCTTCATTGGAACCAACGTAATGGCAAAGGGCGACAAGACAGCAGCTTGCGACAAGATGGGCATCGACGGCCTGTGCGAGCGTCTGATTGCAGGGGAGAGCCAAGCCGCCATTGCTGGGGAAATCGGGGTCAGCGCTGCGACTCTGGTGAACTGGCTCGCAGCCGACATTGAACGTTCCGCGCGCGCACGCGAGGCAAGACGCATCGCGGCCAGCAGCCACGCCGACAAAGCTGAACAGGTTTTGCTTGACGCGAAAGACCCGTTTGGCCTGGCCCGAGCGAGGGAGTTGGCCCAACATTACCGCTGGAAGGCTTCGAAGGCGGACCCCAAGGCCTTCGGCGACAAGATCGAGATCGATCAGCGGACCACCTACACGGATCTGACTGATGAACAGCTTGACGCAAAGCTTGCCGCTATCGCGAGCGCAAAAGCTTGAACTGATCGCGCTGCACGAGGAAAGGCAGCGCAGGAAGCGGGAAAACAAGCTCAGGGATTACCGGCCGTACGCCAAGCAGGCAGAGCACCACCGAAAGGGCTCGCAGTACCGGGAACGCCTGCTGATGGCTGGCAACCAGCTCGGGAAGACCTGGAGTGCTGGGTTCGAGACGGCGATGCACCTGACGGGGCGCTATCCGGATTGGTGGGAGGGTCGGACGTGGGCCAAGCCGGTATCTGGCTGGGCTGCTGGCGTTACCTCCGAAGTGACCCGGGATTCTCTGCAACTGATCCTGTGTGGCCGGCTGGACCGGCTTGGGACGGGCGCAATCCCTGCTGACGCGATCAAAGAGCGCACGCTGAAGCGTGGCGTGACGGATGCCGTTGACACCCTCGTGATTCGTCACGGCGGCGGCGGTGATGTGCAGGCGGGGGAATCGCTGCTTGGCATCAAGTCGTACGACCAGGGGCGAGAGAAGTTCCAGGCCGCAACGCTGGATTTCGTATGGCTGGACGAAGAGCCGGACGAGGACATCTACACGGAGTCGCTGACCCGCACGAATGCGACGGACGGCATTGTGTACATGACGTTCACGCCGCTGAAGGGCATGAGCGGGGTGGTGAAGCGGTTCCTGCTGGACAAGTCGCCAGGCACAACCGTCACGACGATGACGATTGACGATGCCGAGCACTACACGCCCGAGCAGCGCAAGGCCATCATCAACAGCTACCCGGCCCACGAGCGGGAGGCGCGGACAAAGGGCATCCCAACCCTCGGAAGCGGTCGCATCTACCCGATTGCAGAAGAGAGCATCAAGGTCGAGCCGTTCGCGATCCCTAGGCACTGGGTGCAGATCGCTGGCATTGACTTCGGATGGGATCACCCGAGCGCCGCGGTTCGCCTGGCATGGGACCGAGATGCAGATGTCGTTTACGTCACTGCCGCGCATCGGGCCAAGGAGCAAACGCCGCTCTTGTTCGCTTCAAGCGTCAAGCCGTGGGGTTCGTGGCTCCCTTGGGCGTGGCCGCATGACGGTCTGCAGCATGACAAGGGCTCGGGCGAAGCATTGAAGGAGCAGTACAAGGCGCAGGGCCTGAAGATGCTCCACGACAAGGCCACGCATCCGCCCCCGAGTGGGGGAGAGGAGGGCACTGGCGGCAATGGGGTTGAGGCCGGTGTGCTGGAGCTTCTAGACCGCATGCAGACAGGTCGCTTCAAGGTGTTCTCGCACCTCAATGACTGGTTTGAAGAGTTCCGGATGTACCACCGGGACGCAGGAAAGATCGTGAAGCTTGACGACGATCTGATGAGCGCTACGCGCTACGCAAACATGATGAAGCGTTTTGCTGTTCCCTCGAAGGAAGAGTACTACGCGCCACTTGAACCACTCCAACCAGACGACTCCGGTATCTATTTCTGAGATCAACCATGAAACCCACGCTTGTTGACGACGACGGCTCTTATGTGTGGCTTTTGCATTCCGAGGTGACGACTGATGAGTTGTTGAGCGCCCCGGCCGGCGACGGCTGCGAAGGCCCATTGATCAGAGGCGAACTGGGGGTGATTGACGATCGATGGGTGTTTATTAATGGCTGACCCGCTCCAAACAACCTCATCGCTCGGACAGTTGCTTGAGCAGCGCCTTGTCGATTGGGAGCGCGCTCGCAAGCCGCAGGAACTGAAGTTGCTCGATTGCTACAACGACGTGATGAGAATTGCCCGCGAGGACGACACCACCGGCACAGGCGCCGCTCGTTCGCGCAAGGCAAAGAGCCTGTTCATTGGCTCGACCCGCAACAAGGTGCGTGCGGCCCGGGCGAAGATCACCGATGCGCTGTTTGGCAACGGGCAGATGCCGTTCGACACTACGCCGACCGACGAGAAGCTGGCTCCCTTCGCTGACGTGATGGAAGACATCATCACCGAGCAGATGGAGCGCGGCAAGTTCAAGGACTTGCTCAAGACCGGCG